TGACGACGGCAGGAACTCCCGCCGTTCCCGCTACACCGTACTTTGTGAACTCGCTGGCAACGACCAACGGCGCACTTATTCTGACGGGTACTAGCGGCCTACAGGCGTTCTTTGCAACCAACACGGGAGCCACGGTTGCGTTTGTCAAACTGTACAACAAGGCCACTGCGCCTACAGTAGGCACGGACGTTCCGGAGATGATTATCACCGTTCCGGCTGCGGCAGCGGGAGTTCCCGGCACTGCTTCCGTCCCGACCGGATTCAACGCTTTCCGCTTCGCTCTGGGGCTTGGCATTGCGATTACGGGCGGGGTCGGCGATACCGACACGACGGCAGTCGCGGCGGGTCAGGTCAAAGTTAAACTCAGTCGCACGGTGTAATCATGGCTACCTACACTATCCTTGTCGATAACGCCCCGTACTACACGATTCGTGCGGCTTTTGACGACCACACGTTTGACCAGACGATAATCTCTTCGCTTGTCGGTACGGAACTGGCCGACTTTATTCAGGACTACGTTGACGAGTACGAAGCTGCGTGGCTGGCTCTGCCGGTCGAAGGCGCGCCCTGATGAAAGACCCGTTCTCCTTAATCAAGGCCGGGGTGTTTATCCTTGCGCTGGCCGCGTTTCTGTTCCTTGCTAAGGCGAATGCACAGATCAGAGTTAACGTGGGCGGGCCTGCGGTTACGCAGCCTGCCGGTGTGGTGTGGGCAGCGGACACGTTTAACCTCGGGCAACCAGAAGGGGGCGCTACTGTTTCTACGGTCAAGGGAACGGACTCCCCACAGGTCTTCAAGACGGCTCGTTGGTACGAAACGACTGCTACCTACGCCTTCACTGTTGAGGAAGGCAAGACCTACACCGTGCGGTTGCATAGCGCAGATACTTGGCCGAATACGCAAAGGGTAGGCGCTCGGGTTTGGTCTGCCTCTGTCAACGGGCAGGTCAGAGGGCCGATTGATGTCTTCGCCCGCGTGGGCGCGAACGCTGCCCATGTCGAGCAGTGGACGGGCATCAAGCCCGTTGCTGGCAAGGTCAGTATTGTCCTGAGCAAAGGCGCTGCGGATAATCCGCTGATGTCTGCTATTGAGATCCTTCCTGAAACTGCGGCCACTACGGACCTCAAAGTCCAATGGGACCATGTAACGGCCAATACAGATGGCACGCCTCTCGTTGGTCGAACGGGTTACCGCATTGAACTTTCAAGCTCTGAGGCAGGCCCATGGGTGAC